CTCCATGATGTGCGCCATAGCAGCGCCCATGATCTCTTGCGCCTTCGGGTTTTGACCGATCATCTGCCGCAACTTCGGGTCTTGCATGGCAGAGTTATGTACCATCAAGTGCGCCTCGTGATCCTGATAGATGAACGCCTTGGCAGGTTTGCCATTCAAGATGTCCATGTTCTCGGTCACAGGGTCTTTGGGCTTGGCGTCCTCCGGGGGCGGGATGATCTTGTCAGCGTTCTTGACGCCCAGTGTTTCGATCATCTGCCGGTGCAGATACTGCATGTCATAGATGTCTGGCGCACTCTGCGACAACTGCAGCACGGCTTGGTACTGCACGATCTTCTGCGACATTGTGGCCGCGTTCGGATCACTGACCGGAATGACATCGACATCGTCGTAGTCAGCCCTTTTGGCCTTGCGATCACCGACTTCCGGCTCGTACGAGTATTCTTCTGGCGTGTTGTCACGAATGATCGCAGCAAGGAGTTTGAACTCCTGCTTCATCGTGTAGTAGATACGCGCCTGCACCGCCGTCATAACTTTGAGAACACGCTCAAGCACGGCAAGCGTCGTACCCACCGGAGCCTGCGAGGACATGTCGCTGATCTTGAGATCAGACACCGCAGCGAAGCGACGGCCATCCTCGACCACCTTGTCCATGAGCATGGCAAGGGTCTGGCTCGGCTCCTTGTACGGCAGCGGCAGGATGTTGTCGCGCACCGCACCAGACGGAACGTCTACGTCTCGCCACTCGCCGGGAGCGATGGGTGTGTCGTCTCCCTTGATACGCAGACCGCGTGATTTGAGACCACCCGGAAGATTGCTAAGAGTTCCCGCATCGACAAGTTGGCGAAGGAGGGAGGTTGCCGCTTTAGAGTGGCCGCCGATAAGGTGGATAAGTCCGAAATAATAGAAGCCAAAGCCGGGGATATACCCGTAATGCACAAAGTGCTGTCGCTTTTGTTTAAGTTCGTCATCTTCTCGCCAGTTGCGACGTATCGCCAGAACCGTTCCTGTCCCCTTCTCAATCGTCACCACGTACGGCAGTGCAATCCCTGTCTCGTTATTGTCTTCATCGACGTCGGAATACCCCGGCAGATCGATGTTCACGTGCATCTCAAGCAACTGGAACCGGTCGTCCATTGTCGCTGAGAAGCCTTGATCCTCTGCCTTTTGCTTCTCCACCTCGTCCATCGTGCGAACCGGGTCGCCCAGATCCACATCACGATAGAACCCTGCGTATTGCAACTTAGCCAGTTCGTTCTTCGTCTTACGCATCCGATGCGTAACACGCTCTGCTGTCTCAAGGTTCGCCGCGCCGTACGGCACCACCATGTCTTCAGCAGGAATATAAACAGCCGTTTGCCGATCAAGTGACGGGTCGAAGTACACTTTCTTAAACGCATTACCCGCCAGAGCCATACTGAGCAACATCCGCTCGTGCTCAGGGCGATATTCTTTCATTATTTCGGTTAATTGGTAATTCATGTCATCAGCGACACGAATAGCAGCGGCTTTCTTCTCGGTGGTCTCTTTACCGATAATTTTAGTCTTAACCGGCCCCATAGCCGGAAAAGTCTCCATGATGGTCTCGGACTGGAACTTGACCGCCGACTCCATCAGAAGCGGGTGGAATACCCCGCACGCACCCGGCCACGGTTCAGTCCTCTCCTCATATCGGATACCCAGAATCTTCAAGCCCTTAACGTAGGTATCCAGCCAGTCTTTACGTGAGGAGAGATCCTGCTCATACTGACCGATCAACTCGCCAGAGAGCGATCCGAGTTCGCTTTCGCTCATGAAGTCAGCGAGGTTGGCGTCAAACTCTTCCGCACGCGGCTCATCTTTAATGAGATCAACCACAGCCTCATCTGTTTCTGAGGGGATCTCAATCTCGATCTCAATCGGCTCCATCTCAACGGCAATAGCCGCGATACCTTGGGGAGCCTCCATCAAACTTTTATCGACGGCCATTTAAATTCTCCTAATAAAATCCCGCTGCTTTGCGGTTCTTAAACCATCGTTTTGGTTCTGGCTCATCTGAAGGGAGCCTAATGAACCCGCCTTGTCTGAACCGCATTAAGGCTAGGGTCGTCGCGTCCACCAAGTCGTCGTGGGTACCAGCGGGGAAGTCGTTACACTCCTCAACCACCTCCCAAGCCCATCTACGGTCAGGTATCCAGACTATACCCGCAGCGAAGAGATCTGACACGGCGTTTACGCGGCTGATCTTGTCCTGTCCCTTACCCGGCGTGAACTCTGAGATGGGCACTCCCATCCGCCGCATCTCCTGATAAAGCGCCGCCCCGTTGGACTTTTTCTCGACGATAAAAGTGTCAGGATTCCACTCTTTATACTCCTCCAACACCATAGCCTTTAACTCGGGGAACTCAAGGCGCTGCTTGATGGAATTAAGCAAGATAATGTTGTAGTTCTGAGTGTCGTCGTTTTTGAAAACACCCCACGTTAATAGGGCGTTATAGTCGGCTCGGTTGGATTTTTCCTGCGCCGTATCGAGCGCCATGATGATGTGTTCGCATCTTGGTGGGTCTTCCTTCTCCCACACCTGCCACCACTCGCGTTTTAACAATGCCCCTTCTTCCGAAGTCGGCTCCTGCATGTACTGGGCCTGCCAGTACCGCACGTCCATGCTGGCTTTTTTGGCTAATAACTCATCAATCGTCCAGAACTCAGGCCAAAGGGGTTTGTCGTTCAAAATTGCAGGAAATTCCACTAACTCCCACTGATCGGCGTCCTCATTCTTAGTCATGTGGTCAATAATCTTGCCGGTCAAGTCCATTTTTGACCATCTCGTCATCACGACGATAATCGCACCGCCCGGCATCAGTCGCTGGACTGGGCCTGACTGGAACCACTCCCATGCTGGCTCAAATACGTCGGGCCTTCCCTGCTTAGCCTCCTGTTCAGAGTGAGGATCATCAATAATAAAGAGATCGGCACCACGGCCAGCAAGAGCACCACCCACGCCAATAGCGAAATATTCACCATTAAAGTTAGTACCCCAACGAGAAGCACTTTTACTATCAGCCTGAAGTTCAACAGTCGGAAAAACGTTTCTATAAAGGTCTGACCCCACAAGATTACGAACCCTCCGACCAAAATTGATGGCCAGATCTGCAGTGTGAGAGGCCATGATGACCTTTTTCTGCGGAAATTTGCCTAAAAACCACGCAGGAGCGAGGTAGGAAATCATCTCAGACTTGCCGTGACGCGGCGCTATGTTAACGATGACTCGTTTTTTCTTACCAAGAGCAATATCTTCAAAGATCTCAGCCAAGTGCCTATGGTGTGGGCCTACTTTGTAGCCGGGATACACGTGTTGGATAAAGTCCAAGAAGTGATCTTTGCCTAACTGCTGAGTTAGTTGACCCTGATAGGTCTTTAGAAGTTCTGCAACCTGCCGTTTTTCCTTGTCCGGCATCGTTGGCAGGGCATTTTTGATGCGCTGAATGTCAGATTTGGTTAGATTTAACTGCATTTTCATCTACGACGCGGTATTCAATGCCTTCTAGCACCTGAAGAAGTTCTTTTTCGACCTCTTCGATGGGCTTGACGATGTGTGTGACCTCGCTACGCTTCTTAAAAGCGTCAATACCGTCTACTTCACCCAGTTTAGTCAGGGCTTGTATGCGAGTTTTACTGCTGTCAGCACGTTCCGCCTCTTCAAACAGGCGATTTATCACGTACATCTTCAATTCAGCAAGGTCATCCACAATCATGTGGTTATATCTGGCAGCCATACCTGCAAGCATGGCAACTGTTTCGTTTGGATACTTGCTGTAATCAATCCGTGTATGCGGGTTTTGCAACTGAGCACGGGCAAGATCCTTTGCTTGCTCCATGTCCTCCTCATTAGGAAGCAGTGGGATACCGGTTAAATCAGATACAAGCCTAATAGTTCTGGCTCGCATCTCAACTTCAGCCTCGGGGGTGAGGTCTGGCAGAGCATCTGCCGCGTTTGCGGGCAGGGGCACGTTCTCGTCTATCTCAGGTATCAGTACATTTTGCATGTATAGATTAGAACCGCATGGTACCAAAAAGACAACCGGGGGGGTTTTATATATGAGGGGGGTGGGGGCTAAGGCAAGTCAAGTATGTGGTATAGAACGTAATTAATGATGTTTATGCTAGGGAACTTTGAAAGAGTGTAGTGATTTGTGCGAGTTTGAGAGGAGCAGGTAGATCGTGGGACTCCTGTTTTGGTTCGGGGGGTCGGGTACGGGTGGGGTCTTGGTCTAGCCGATTCTGCCCTGTCGCGTCCACGCCACGCGTATTACTTAATACGGTAGCGAAAATACCACACAAAATTTTAAGAAATGGCGGAACTA